CAAGTTCGGATACGGGGTGAACGGGTCGCCGGGGCCGGGGACAGAGCAGGTGCTATAGACGCTGCCCGTGTAAGTGTCGTCCACGCCAGCGCAAGTCCAATGCACGTTGAACACAACGTCTTGATGGTTGTCGGATTCGGGGTAGCAGTCCATCGCGGTGACAGACCAAGTGATCACGGTACTCATTGCTTTGATACCTCTTCAGATTTGGGCAGGTGCGGCTGCACCTGTGCTTTCAGTTTTTCAAACAGCGGCCACGCGCCTTGGCTCGTCGGGAGTGACCCGATCAAGTTCACGATGGCGACGGCTTCAGATAGGGTAAGTGACACGTTCAGTTCAACGTCGGACATGGTTGCTCCTAATTAACACGCCATCAACACGCATGGGACGCAGTAAGAGCCATCCTCGTAGGTGCAAGTGACATGGTTTGATGTGACTTTGGCAACGGTTTTGCTGCGGCGAATATCATCACCCTGCGGCTTGGCAGTACCGTCACCCGCCGACATCAGCAAGTCACCGCGCTGAACCACCACGCCTTGAGCGATACGGATAATCATGTCACCCGTCATGGCGATGTTTAGATCGCTTTCGCCGTCCCAATTCACGAACACACCTGCGACGTTCGGATCGCCTTCAACATCCGACACCTTCATGCAGTTCAACTGTTCGTTTTCTTCGGGTTCGCCCGTCTCTGGATTAATCCACACCGCCATCTGGTCAAGGTTGGTCATCACGGTGCCTTTGACTAAATCGGGGTGGCTACCGTCTGAGAATTGCGACCAGCGTGATAAGTGACCGCCGTTGTAGGAAACAGTACTACCGCTAACAGAGATGGTGCCTTCGTTGACATTTTCTTGGCGAAACTCTACCAAAGTGCCATCTGAGTTCTGACGATTCACCATCAAAACTCTATCACCCGAACTAGTTGCATTATTGGTAACAACAAGATAATCGTTAGGAATCCAGTTTATTCCTGTGTCGGTGTTATTTGACGTTGTTTTTTGAACTAGAAAATTCCCCCCACTCGTGATGCGTGCGCGTTCGGTCTGCGATCCAATGACAGCCGCGCCAGTCGCAAAGACAATGCCATCGTAACCGCCAAAGTTTAAGAAGTTTCCGTCAGTTGTCGGAGCGTTTGCTGCACCACGCCAAACACCACAATTAACAGATGTTCCACCACCTTCACCAAGAGCGAGAATGCCCTGTGCGTTTCCTGTGGCAACTTTGATAGTGCCTGTTGCGTGGATTTTTGCGTAAGGCGTGGTCGTCCCCACCCCCAAATTCCCACTCGCATCCAGCGTCATCGCCTGCGTGAACGTGCCACCATCTGCGCTTGCCCAAGAGTCTCCAACACCAAATTCTAATTTTCTGTTTGCAGATGCAATAATTGCAGGGCCACTTGCTCCACTACTGTCTTGATTGCCCATCAACAAGCGTTGTACACCGCTTGCATTCGTAATTGCTAAGTTATTAATCACTGAAAATTTGCTCACGGGACTCGTCGTCCCCACCCCCAAATTCCCATCACTCGTGATGCGTGCGCGTTCGGTGAATGAGCCAGCATTGTTATGAATAAATCTTAAAAAGGAAGTACTAAGGTTTCCAAAAACGATTTCAGATTCGCCAGAACCGTTTGTCGTATTCCAATATATTTGAGTGCCAGCAAAGTTTTGATATGCCTGTGCAGCATGGTTGCGTAAAAAACTTGCCGATGGCGAAGCAAAAGCCGTTATCGCTCCGCTACTAACATCTAGTAAAGCACCCGGACTCGTCGTCCCCACCCCCAAATTCCCCGACGCATCAAGCGTTAGAGCCTGCGTCCAAGTGATGTTGTTCCCGGCAGTACCCGAAGCAGCGTTGTACCAAGCGTGACCGCCAGTACCACCGTTTGAAACATCGTAGCGGCTTGCTATGTTACTGAAGGCGTACTTGTAGTTCGTGCCATCGTAATAAGCATTTGCCATTAAACGAAGGTCGCTTGCCTGCACGCCCCAGATAGAGTTGCCAGCGTTGCCAACTTCAATCGCTTTGCCTAATCCCCACGCACTCGGGCTGACCCCGAGGCCGAGGTTGCCGGATGTGGTTAGTTCTAGCCTTTGTGTCGTGCTATCACTAAAAGTTAATGCGCCGCTTGAGTTATCTCGGTCAATACCCCAGTAACTGAACGAACTGTTAGATATAGCAAGAATACCTTGAACATCCAACTTCGCAACCGGACTGCTCGTCCCGATGCCGAAATTCCCGTCACTCGTGATGCGTGCGCGTTCGGTGCCGCCTGTGCTGAATCCTAATGTGTTAAGTGTCGGCCAAAAAATTCCGGTGTCAGTATCGCTTTTTTCGCTTAATCCCGGTGTGGCTGCGTTTTGCCCGTCAATGGCAATGCCGCCATTTAAACTAAATTTTTGAGTTCCATACTGCGTTGTCGTTCCAACCAGCAAATCCCCCCCACTCGTGATGCGTGCGCGTTCGGTGGAACTAGTCCGGAACGCAAGCGCTTGAGAACCCATCGTGCCAACTAGAGATTCAGCAGAATCTTGTCCGATCAACTGCAAACCAGTTGAACCAGCAGAACCTGTGATTTGAATTTGATTGCCACCGGAAACATAAACGTCTCCAGTAACATCAAGTTTTGCTCTTGGCGAACTCGTCCCGATGCCAATTCTGTCCGTCGACGCATCCGCAAAAAACAAGTTTGCGTCGGTGTCGCCTTCGATGCGGGTGTCGGCATTTGCTCCCGGCTCGTTAATGACTACGCCGCCGTTAAGGGTTGAGCCAGAGGAGACGGTGAGGGAGGTGGCGGTAAGATTTGTAATGTTGGCTGAAGCAATGCTGAGATTGCTGATGACAAGGCTCGTCAGCGTAAGGTTTGTAATCGTCGCAGAAGTCGCTGACAGGTGAGTAATGGTTGCGGAGTTAGAGGCAAAATCAGCGATATAGTTAAGGCCATTCACCACATCCGTACCGTTACTCACCAGAATCATCTTCGCCTTGTTCGGCACCGACACGCCCGTCTGGCCCGAGACCTTGACAGTCACCTGTCCAGAAGAAGTGTTATTGAAGATGAAGTAAAGTTTCTTATTAGACGGGACGATGAGGTTCGTACTAGCTCCACCTGTACCCGTCAGTTCGATGTACATGTTACGAGCGACACCCGTGGCACCGTTTGGAATGGTGATCGTGGTATCGGTTCCCGTGGAAACGGCTTGGGTGACGTAACCTGAAATCGCCTGTTCGATCAGGGTTCCAAGGTTGGTATTAGTGGTATTGCCCCATAGACCGGCTTGTTCACCAGTACCGATCAATTCGATGGCAAGATTTGTGCTATATGTACTCGGCATTTTAAGTCACCTCACGCAGCAATCTGCGTCCAATTTGGATCCTGCGCTGCATTAATTTCAGTCCAACTCGCTGTCTGAGATGCACCGATCCCAGTCCAGTTCGCATTCTGGTTCGTATTGACAATCACCCAAATAAGCGGCGTGCCAATCGCACCGGTTGCGGATACCCCAGAGACTACAACATTTGCCCCCGAGGATGTAGTAACCGACCCGACCGCACCCGTAGCCGATACGCCCGTGACAAAAACGTTAATGCCAACCGCTACACCGACGGTGCCAATCTGCCCCGTTCCTGCCACGCCTGTGACAGAGAGAACTTGATCGGTCTTAACCGAAACGTCGCCAACTTGACCCGAAGCCTGAACGCCCGTTACCGCTGCAACTGCCGCTGCAGCGACAACAACATCCCCAACCTCACCCGTTCCCGCAACGCCTGAGACGATAACTATGGTTTCTGGGACAACAACAACCGTACCGATTTGACCTGTTGCTGCAACGCCGGTCAGGGAGACATTAGCCTCCGCAACGACCGTAACCGTACCAATTTGGCCTGTAGCCGAAACGCCCGAGACCAAGACAACGGTATCGGCTGCAACCGTGACATTGCCAACCTCGCCAGTCGCCTCAACGCCGGTAACAAGAACATTGGCAGCGCCAACGACAAAGACATCCCCAACCTGCCCCGTACCCTCAACGCCGGTAACAGGAATATTTGCCGCAGCGACAACTGTAACGGTGCCAACTGCACCGCTAGCCGAAACGTCTGTAACTACAACAACTGCAGACGCAGCAATTCCTACCGTGCCGACTTCACCAGTCGCGGTAAGATTACCAACTCCCTGCCCCCAACCTTGTTCGCCCCAGCCTACGCCGGAAGCGTTCCAACCGTCGAAGGCGACTATGACGCCTGCCACGGCCCTTGCCTAACTAAATTAGGCGATACGAAGGATCGCAGTAGAAGCCGCAGCAGCCGGGAACTGGATGGTGAAGTTACCAGCGGTCGAGGTCTTATCCCCGCCAAACGCCAGCACCGCAACAGCCTTATTTCCCTGAGTCGAGTTATAGATCAAAGCACCGTTGGCTGTGATCGTTGCACTCGGGAAGGTCAGATCATCAAAGTCGATGAACGCCGTCGTGCTGCTGGAAGTCGGTACCTGCGAGATCGTCAGCGTCAGCCCACCTGCCGTGTAGTTCGTGCCAGATGAAGACACTTCGTCAGTCACCGTGTATGCCGTGGTAGTGGCACTGAGCGTAGCCGATGAAGTGTAAAGCGCGAGTTTGAACGTATCAGCCGTGGTTGCAGCACGAATCACGCCCGTACCAAAGTTGTGAATACCATCCAGAATCTCGACCTTAAATGAGGTCGTCATGGCCTGAGTAATCGCCATTTTTAATCTCCTAGATGCTTTGCAGCATCATTAAAACCATTTTCAATAAGGATACGACGCGCATTCATCCGTTCGGAGTCTTGCGCCTCTTGCAGGTACTTTGTGAGTACCCGTTTTAATTCTTTCTCCGTTTGTACACGAAGAATGCGGGTGGTAGCCCGTTCAGCAATCTCTTCCGGAGTATAACCCCGGTTGCTCGTCGTCTGGACAAAGACCTGCCCAAGTTCTACATCGCCTTCAAAACTCATGTGACAGGCACCCTAACTTGTCCAGAACGGTACGCATCCTGACGATCCAAACCGTCACCAAGGCGTTTCAGTTGCGCTACGGCTTCCATGTACTTCTGGTCGTAATACTGCATCATGTCCTGCTCACCCTTGAGGTAAATGTACGCCTCACGAAGCGACCCATAGAGCAGCACCGTTTCAAAGTTATCGCCAAGCCACGACGTATTCGCGCTAACGATAGAAGTCGGATAATAGTAGTAATGCAGTTCAGCCGTGTATGCAAGATTTGGCGTAGGCCCAATAATCATGCTCGTATCATCCCAAATTGCATAGTACTTAGGCTTGCCGTACGAGTTTGGCGGCGGGTACGCCTGTCGGATGTAGTTTACATCCTTGTTTAAAAGGTACTCATACTCACCCGTTGTCGGGTCAATCACAGCCAAAGAGAACGTCGAAAGCCAATCCACCGGCAACTGAAAGTACTGAAAGTTCTGCGTCATCGTGCCCGTGACGTTCTTCCGAATAGCCGGAATCTGAACTGAGTTATAAATCCGCTCTTCCGCAAGCTCGACAAAAGTCGGGATATTCGCCACGAAGGAAGTCTCCGTGGACTGACAATAATCCTGAATTAGTTGCGAAAGCTGACTGTAATTCACGGCGACCAACCCGCCCGATACTTAGCGTTATTTTCAAGATTAATCTGTGACACAAACTTCGTGCCTTTAGTTGCGGCACCTGCACCTTTCATCTTCATGTGAGTGACGCCCTTGTTTACGTCCGTATCAGGATAGCCATTACGCCCCGTTGATTCAGGATTGGGCTTCGGCTGATTGTAAGAAGTATTTTTCATTAGTGTCCCCTTTGATTCATCACTTTAGCCATACCGCGACCGTACTTCAGCATGTCGCTGCCAGTTTTACCGCCATGACCAAATTTCTTTACGCCTTTTTTGCCTTTGTGCATACGAGATTCATGCTCTCGTACTTCTTCTTTCGCAACTTTACGCATTCCGTTCTTCATCTCAATCTCCTAGGTCGTAACGACCGTAACCGTTCCAATTTCTCCAACCGGGGCAAGATCATTCGGAGTTAGTCCTGCATCATTTGCTCTAGCTCCACCAACCGGGTTCCAGCCCCATTGAATTACTCGACTGCCACTTGCACCATCATTACCAATTTCGTAAAAACTTAAATCAGGCCGTGGATTCCGTATAGCTTGCGGATCATCAACAGGGTAAAGACCCAATGACAACTGCGGCTGATCTGGCTCCCAACACTCTGGACAAACCAAGATGTTGACATTTTTGGTCTTGATTGTCAGAGATTTTAATTGCCGAAGTTTGAAACGAAATCCACATCGGTCGCACTCCGCAATCGCGTGTTTGCCACTTGCAAATCTGTTTGGCATTAGTAGCCACCCAAGAAACTCTCACGTGGCACGAACCGAACCGCCGCCTTCTCACGATCTTCTCCAGATGCCAAATCCCAAGCTTCGTCATATTGAGCCTTGAGCATCGGCATACGAACATCCGCGCCGGGAATTTTCATCGATAGGTAATAAGCTAAACCAGCCACCATGCAAGGCATAAAACGAAAAGGAATGTCTTGACCGTTTACACCCGTGCCGGGATCAAACATACGGCGAAGCCGGGTATATACCAACGTCCAAGTCGTCGTGTTGTCAGGCTTGGGCCAAACTACAAATTGTGGATAAACCACGGCATCATCCGCACCTGTCGCACCCGTACGCCGGTTAATCCAAATTTGAATTGGACGCCCCGTCGCGTTCTTGTTAGGGATTGAAAGGTAGGTACTGGATGAAATGCGCGTGATGTTGATGTCTTGCTGGTTCGTACCCGTACCCGTACGGATCACGTGGTCAAGTAGGTCAACCGTATCCACCGGTAAATCATATGTACTTTGATTATAAGTCAAAGTCTGAGTGCCTTGCTCCAACGTCCATAGGTTAATGCCGCGATTTGCCCAGTCCATCAACAACAAGGCAAGACTACGCTTCGACGTACGGAAATCGTAACCCGTACGCAGTTCGGCCCCGCATCTCTCATACGCTTCTTCAATGATCGTATTGAGATCGAGGTTAAACTCAGTTGTGGCTGTAGTCTTGTCTACCATTACATGCCCTGCCGTCGATACGGCCTTACTTTCGCTTTAATACCCTTGGGCTGCGCGACGAACTGCTTGCCTTGAGCTTTGCCACGACGCTTTGCAGCCGTCGTACGAGCGTATTCCGCAGGGCTGAGAGCTTTGATTGCAGCTTCCGGTAGATACCTTTCACCCGTTTTGCTAGAGGGTTTGCCACTTTTGGTTCTCCATTTCTGATCACCCCACGCTTTAAGAGACTGCTGCGGAGCTTTCATTTGTACCCGCCGCCTCGTGCCTTATAAGTCTTTGCCAGTAACTGTGCCTTTCTTGCACTCCACTGGCCTGCCCCAGTGCCTTGAACGGCACGAGCCTTAATAGACTCAAACAAGCTCTTCCGCATACCGGGCTTAGTGTAGTTACCAGATTGATTGACCTTGCTCTTGACCTTACCGCCTTCAGCGTGACGAATTGGTTTGCCGGTACCAATCACAGGCTTATTGTCCCCACGGCGCTTGGCCCTAGGGACTTTCCTTGGAGCAATCACGCCCATGCCTCGGGAAGGCATCATACAAAACGGCCCTTTGTCCGACCCCGCTGAGCGATACCGTCCCCACGAGCTTGCTTCGTTTTGACCTTACCCCCACGACGCATCTGCTTTGGGATTTCTGCTTCGTCAACAATTCCAGCGTTAGGGTTTTTAAAAGGGTTAGTTCGCTTAGTCCCACCAACTTCTTGACCGGCAACAGTCACCGTCATGTTGTTAGTCGAACCTGCATCACCGCCGGGGGCTGAAGGAAATGGGTACTGCGGGGCCACAGCGTCATAACCGCCGCCCGTAATAGGCACGCCACCTCCCGCCGAATACCTGCGTTTCTTCACACCATCCGTCCCCTAGTCTTACCCTTCTTGGCAATACCGTCTGCACGACGTGAAGCCGACGAGATCGAGCCACCC